TGAGACCCGACTGGTAAGTCGATTCTTCCGAAGAAGCAGCACCACCTGTGTCTCATCACCTTAACCAGCTATATGCCAGTAAGTTTATTCAGTCACTCCCTATGTTGAGCTCTCAACAAATATATTATAACATAAAAAAAGAAGGGTCGCAACCCTTCTTTACTTTGAAATGCATTTCAGGTAACAGGCGGTCCTCTTACCTTGTCCATTGTTAGAGATACTCTTTTCGAGCATGATGATCAGGAACTATTTTTCCTAATCGTACAACGAGTAATCCGTCTCTGAATTCTGCATCTCGTACCTCATGATCATCTGAGATCGTCCAGACCCTATCGAAAGACCTGCTGGCCAATCCTTTATAGACAAATTCTCCAACATCTTCCGATTCTTCTTTTTTGCCTTGTACATGTAGTTTTCCAAACTCCGTATAGACTGATACTTCATCTTTCTTAAACCCCGCAAGGGCGATTTCGAGTCTCGATTCGACATTATTTACCTGCACTAAATTATATGGCGGGTAATTAGAAGTTGTGTCTACACCATCCCAAAATCTATTGAGATAGTCATCCATTCCAATGCTGTTTCGTGTAATCTTCTCCATCAATTCTGGAAGATTCGCAGCGTGATACCTGGCTAGTGTGCCCATGATAGTAGCTCCTTTAAAAGCGAGTTTGTGTTGTGTGATCCCTTTCGGCGATCATAACTAATTATACAAACTTTATTTTTTTAAGAAGTCGGGATACCCCATATTTTTGTACAGTAATCCCTAATAGATCTATCAGAAGAAAAGAAACCCGCCCTTGCAGTGTTGATAACCGACATACGCTGCCAATTCTTCCAATCTTTCCATGCACTACTTACACGATCCTGAGCATCACAATAATCAGAGAAGTCTGCAAAAACACAGAAAGGATCATCACTTAAAAGATTATTCAATAGTGGTTCAAACTTTTCTTTATCACCATTACTAAAATGACCACCCTTAATAAGATTAATTACTTCCCAAAGTTCTGGACTCATATAATGCTTTGGATCATATCCATTTGCCCATAGATCTGCAATACCTTTCTCATCATTACCAAAGAGGAAGAAATTATCTTCTCCTACAAGATCACGTATCTCTACGTTAGCACCATCCAATGTACCAATGGTTAAAGCACCATTCATTTGGAACTTCATATTACCTGTGCCAGATGCTTCCTTACCCGCAGTAGAAATCTGTTCTGACAAATCGGCAGCAGGATATACTTTCTCACCAAGTTTAACACTATAATTTGGTAAGAATACTACACGTAACTTACCATCCATATCAGGATCAGTATTAACTACTTCTGCAACTGAACAAATAAAATTAATTATTAGTTTTGCAAAATAATATCCTGGTGCTGCCTTACCACCAAAAATAACTGTCCTAGGAACTATCTCATGACCATTCTTAATGCGAAGATATTGAGAAACTACCCAAAGAGCCATAAGATGTTGTCTCTTATACTCATGGATTCTCTTTACCTGCACATCAAATAAACTAGAAGGATCTACTGATATTCCAAGTTCATCATGAATATAGTCAGCAAGACTATGCTTACCAAGTACTTTACATGTTGCATACTTTTCAATAAATCCTTCATCATCTATATGCTTTTCTAACTCTTTAAGAGCATTACCATCAGTAATCCAATTAGGAGCATACTCATCAAGAACTTCTCCAAGTGGTGAATTAGAAGCAGCAACCCATCTTCTTGGTGTAACTCCATTAGTTACATTAGTAAACTTATGAGGCCACAGATCATTGAACTCTGGCATTAATTGTTTCTTAACAAGATCAGAATGCAATTCAGCAACACCATTCACATGATGAGAACCAATGGTTGCGAGGTTAGCCATACGAACTGACTTATTACCCCTCTCATCAATGATAGACATCTTCTCTAACATTGAATCATCACCAGGATAATTTAATCTTACTACTTGCAAGAACCTACGATTAATCTCATAGATAATCTCCATGTGGCGTGGAAGAAGAGTCTTAAAGAGTTTAAGATCCCACTTCTCTAATGCTTCTGGTAGAAGCGTATGATTAGTATAAGCAATAGTCTTACTTACTATCTCCCATGCAACTTCCCATTCAAAATGTTTGAGATCCACAAGAATTCTTGTCATCTCTGCAACTGCAATTGCAGGATGAGTATCATTAAGTTGAACTTGATACCTATTTGGAAACTCTTCTAATGGTACATTACACTTCTCCAAATTACGTACCATATCATGAAGAGAAGCACTCACAAAGAAGAACTGCTGCTTCAATCTTAATATCTTACCGGCATCAGTACCATCATTAGGATAAAGAACCTTAGAGATAGTTTCAGAAGTAACACTCTGCTCTACTGATCCCATATAGTCCCCAATATTAAATGCATAGAAATCAAAGATCTCAGTGGCATCTGCTCTCCATAATCTCAACCGATTACAACAATCAACTCTGTATCCTAACTGCATTACATCATAAGGAACAGCAACTACGGTCTCACTAGGAACCCACCGAACCCTATAATTATCTCTATCCGAAATATAATTCTCTACTCTACCACCAAAACCCACAAGAACCGATTCATCTGGTTGTGCAAGTTCCCACGGCCAATCTCCATGTAACCAATTATCAGTAATCTCCATCTGCTGGTTTTCTCTGATAATCTGTTTGAACATGCCAAACTTATATCTTATACCATAACCAGTAGCAGGTACTTGTAACGTTGCTAGGGACTCCATATAACACGCTGCAAGGCGACCTAAACCACCATTACCTAGTCCAGGTTCTTCTGCTAAATCGAGAACCTGTTCTAGGGTCAAATCATATTCCTGTAATGCTTCTCTTGCTTCTTTTTCTATCCCAAGATTGAGAAGATTATTACCAAGTTGTGGTCCAATTAAAAATTCTGCGGAAAGATATGCAACCTCTTTCTCGTTATTACATACCGCTGGACCAAGATGATATGTCATCATTTGATCCCTGACAGCATAACATAATGCCATATAGACATCATGAGAACTAGCAGTTTCTGAACGCTTTCCTAACGTATAAAAAAGACGTTCTTTTATTCCATTATAAAGATTATTCGGTGTCGTCAACTTTCTTCTTCTTCGCACCTATATTATACTTGGTTTCTAGAATCCAGTCACCTTTATCTTTATATGCTAATACTTTAATTTGATTCAAGGGTGCGATATCACCAATCTTATCCGCATCAACTACACCAATAAGTCCCCAATCAGCAAGTAATTGAGCAATACGGTTACGACGCTGAACATCATTAACCGTAAGGTTAGCGTGTTTACCATCTAATGCAAATAATTCTTTGAAATGCACAAGGTAATATCTTCCCTGCTTGTGCAATATATGACATGATTGATATATCTTCTTTTCTTTGCGAGAAGCTACACCAATTCTTGTGAGAGTTTCTCTAACTTTTAAGAAATCATCAGGTTCATTGAGAGTTACCTCAACCATCTGATCCGGCGACCACTTTACCTCAGGCTCTTGAACCACGCTCATTTTCTTCCTCCAGTTTCAAATTTCGATTTTATAAAATTAAGTTGTTCGTTCGTTAGGATTCTAAGAGCTTGTTTGGCTTTTTCGTTACTATAACCATAATAACGTTTTATCAAGTCAAGGTCTTTAATTTCATCTTTACGTAACCAAGGAGAGAATCTCTTCTTTGGTCTCACAATATTTATAAAAAAGTCATACTGCATTTTCTTTGGTAAAAAATGATATTGATTCATCTCATTTGCTGTCATAATACAATCAAGATGACCAGACATACACCTATTAATAACATATGGCGAATACTCCTTCTCTATTGAAGGATCTTCATCAATCAAATGTTTCTTATTATGATTTATAGAATTCAACCAATCTTTTAAGTCCATTACAATAACTCCAATTTATATGCCAAGGATATTCTAATGTCACGAAATAATGTATTTGGTGCATCAGCATAATGTTTTATTTTAGCAGAAAAAAGAACTGCTCTATTAGGTTTATATGAAACTGTTTTAAAAATTTCATTATATTTAAGAAACATCAAATGTCCCTGATAATCAATTCTCCATTCTGGATTTGGATAATAGAGAAATGTAAATTCCCCATCATCAATATGAGGAGTACCACATTGTCCAGCAGTTTGTCCATTAGCATATATTCTTTTAAACATACACTTTCTTTTAATTTTATCTTGAATAAGATTAAAAAGATATTCACTAAAATATTCTTCTTTTTCTAATCCATCAATATGCCAAAATTTTTGAAAAGGACTTCCACCAGTAAGACTCCATTGAGGTCTTTGTAGTAAATTAAAGATTTCCTTCCTAATATCTTCAGCAAAGAAGTTATCAAAAACTTCAATCTCCATCTACTAAACCCTCTTTTTTCAACCGATTATAATTATAGCATCCTTCGAAAGTTGGTTGAAATTTAGGTTTATTGTAATTCATTAATAATAATTCCTTTCTCTTGTCCTGATCATGCATATAATCACCGACAGATCTCATAGTATAAGTCAAATCATATTCAGCAAGTGCCCATCCTTTAAATCTATCCTTTACAAGTTGATCTGAATTATAACTTATCATCATATCCATAGTATGATAATCACAATCTGCTGCAAATTTATCATGATCAAATGACTTATGCATAGATCCTTTCTTCCCATAAAGATTATCCTTAATATCATAAGGAGGATCTAAGTACATGAATATACCATCATGTAAATTATTTGTCATTAGATATTCATAAGAATATCCATTTATGTTCCAATTCGATATGATTTCTTGATACCCAGGTAACTTCTCAATTCCCCTAAGTGAAAAATTGCTAACGGAAGCTTGAGATGAAAAACTAGAGCTCTCAGTGAGACCGCTAAAACTGCACTTATTAACAATATAAAAAGCCACAGCACGGTCAATGGGTGAACAATCGCGGCTATTAATGCGTTCCTTAGAACTAAGGAAAAGTACTCTCGCTGAATCTGGATCATTGTGTTTTAATTTAAGTTCTTTAAGTTCCTCACTTAATTCTACACCAAACATCTGGAGATTCATCCAAAAGTTTACAAGAGGTTCATAAAGGTCATTAACTGTAATCTTTAAGTGAGGATACTTCTTGCTAATATGTATAGCAACGCTTCCTCCACCAAGAAAAGGTTCCCTAAACTCGGTGTATTCACTGAGATTAGGGAAATATGGATCCATCTTAGTACAAGCACGAGACTTACCACCAGGATATCTGATCGGAGTTTTTAATGCCTTATAAGGATCTTTTTTCATTAGTAAATTCTTCTTTCGAAATCTTCTCTATACTTAGGAGAAACTGGTATAGGAGGATCAGTGGGATGATATAATTCACCATCTTCCCACCCAAACTCTGGTGGAGAAATCATTGGATGACGCTGACGAGGAACACCAAAATCTAATTGTATAGGAGAATCTAATACATTATCAAAACTTTCTGCCATTCTACGGAAACCACTTCCAACAAATAACTGTCCAGCACATACTGCAATGGTAGCAGTACCCCAAAAAATATAGTACCATTGGGATTTAACCTGATGCCTTTTCCTTTCTTTGGTCATAATAATTCATCCAATTTTACAAGACTATAAAATTCTAAACCTGCAGATTTCATGGCATCAACAGCACCTTCCTGACGATCTACAATAGTAACTACACGATTAACATTATAATCTAATCTACGTAAAACATCAACTGCCTTGATCGCAGAACCACCTGTGGTTGTTACATCCTCTAATACAGTTATAGAAGTTCCCATAGGTGGTAGAGGTCCTTCTACCTGAGAAGCAGTACCATGACCCTTAGGTTCTTTTCTAATAATTAAACCAGCACCCTGAGATACTAACGCAACTCCTGATACCAAGGGATCTGCTCCGAGAGTTAATCCAGCAACACAAGTGGTATCAATATGTTCTAGCATCATCTCAGATACTAATTTTAAACCTTTACCTGTAAGAATAACTGGTTTACAATTTACATAATGATCACTCTCTACACCAGAAGATAATTCAAACTTACCTTTACGGTAAGCATACTTCTTTAAAATTCTAATCAGTTCTTTTTTCATTTTACATAATTAATCTTTTCTTGGAAGGAGTTTCTATTGGAGAATACATTTTATTGTATTGCTCAATAATCTCCTCTTGTGGATCACTAATATACACGACGTATTTTCTAGTAATCTCAAGTTGATCTATTTTATCACAAAGAACAGGAGACCAAGGAGCAAAGGCAATTTGTCCCTGTTGTCCTGCAGGAATTGCAACAATAGGATTCTTAATTAAAATAGAATCCTCAGTTTCGCTAATAAGATCGGTGATTACATCCTCACCAGACCACATACGAATTAATTTTACATTTGATTTAGTCATTTGAATTCACACTCCACCATGATTTCGGTTAACGCTGCTAATAGATTTATCTCTTGGTCTGCTACAAAGGCAATTTGATACTGGTACTTAGCAATAATAAGAACAGCAGCAGGAATGGTGCTAGGTACAAGGGTAGTGTAAAGAGCATCGTAAATACGACGCAAAAGTACAGAAGTATCATTGTCCAAGTTATCGACACACCATTTACGTACTTCCGGAAAG